AATGAAATGCAATCTTTGACTTGGTGTCGCAGTCGCGGCGAGCATGACACCTGCATAACGGTTGTCTGATTCGGTAGAACCAGTTTGGTAAACACTGCCCAATCCATTTGCAAGCGCCCATTCTGCATGGGTGTGGTAATGACCAATATAGACATCTCTGAATTCCCATGGGTAAGAGCCACTGCGCCATCTATTGATGTGTTGGACAATCGTTGATGGAGATGCAAAACCATTACGACCAACCTCATCACCATGAATAACGAGTGCGCGATACTCTCCGATTTGCACCCTCTGAATGTCATCAGGACATTCTTGCCAGGTAAGGCGCTTCTCTCCTGCAAGTAACTGGCGTGCCAATTCATAACACATACGGTCAAAGTTGTCAGAACGAGGAACATTATCTCTTTTGCTTCCAATACGCCCATGATTACCCCATTCAGGAACTACCGTAACTTTGTCATAGTGTGCGAGCGCATAACGCACGACATCTACGCAAAGTCTGCTTACATTTACATATTGCTCAAATAGTGTGGCATCAATTTCAAATGCTTGTCCTGGGAAATTAAATAAACCTTCAACCATATCGCCGCCAAAAAGTATGTAACACTCTTTTACCGGGTGGTCTGCTCTTTGTATTTCAGTGATGCGTACAGCCTTTTCTGCAAACTCCATTACACGCCTGCGCATTACTTCAGAATTATAGGAATTTGTTTTCTTTGCGCCCTGCCAATCTGTCATGTGCCACAGCGCTACTTCAGGCTTACCTTTGCCACCTTTTGCCACCTTTGGTTCCATGACAGGTTTTATAGGCCCCATGGCAAGCATTGCATCATAGGCGGCTTGATGTGTTGCTTCTACCAAATCTTCTGTTTTGGTTTTGGCTTTGATAAGTTGTTTTTGCATACGGAACAGCGCATTGCGTAATTCTTTTACATCTTCAGATTCAACGCCTTCAGGTAGATTTTTTAGACTATCTTCAAGGCTCATCGGGTCACTATGTCATGTCCGTGGTAGATGTAGCCTTGTTTATCTAACCAACTATCTTCATGTGTAGGGTTCTTGAATAGTCGCACAGTTTTAAGGCTATCCATCATCAATGCAACTTCCCATGGTCTAATTGGGTCAATGCCTAAAAGCGCGCCCCATATCTTGCCAATGGTTTCAAAGTTTTCTAACGCATCGCCATATTCATCTTCACGATTAGATAGGACATCATCTACTTTTGACATCTGCACATACCTCGTTGATGATTTCTAATTGATTCGGCTGTTGCTTTATATCCTTCTTGTCGCAACGCCTTTACAACAATGTTTGCTGAATAACCTTTTGCCCACGCTTCATCTAATGCTTTTCTATCTTTTTCGGGCATTGCATTAAGCATCATTTGATATGCGCAAAATTCACTATACATTTTTTGTTTATTGGCTAGTTCTGTTAATGCTTTTTCTAAACTCATACCCACCTCCGCCGCAAATCCTAACACAAAGTGTAAATGAGCAGTTTAGACTCTTGCTCAGGAGTGCTTTCCCATGGAGGCGGGAAACCTATGCCTTTTTCTTAGGCGCTTTCTTTACAGATGCTTTTGCAATTTTTTTGATTTCTACTTCTGCCCAATCTGCAACCTTGCCAAATGCAGGGTCGTTCTTATCAATGCCGCGAATTGCAGGGCCAATAATAGCCGCCGCCAATCCGTAGGCAAATGCTTTCACATCGCCATTGCTTACTTGCCATACTGGTAGTGCTACTAATACAAAGTGACGAGCCGCGCTTTTCAGCATCAACTTATCTTTGTCGCTTAGTTTCTTCATACTTTCTCCTTTATCGGGCGCGCCACAGCCATAACAACTGAGTACGGGCGCTTCTTACGATACACGCCTCCACCGTTGCTTTGACTGCCTTTCTTGTTAGGGCTTGTATTGCCTTCAATACAAATCAAATGACCCTTTACATTTTTGACCACAATGCCCACATGGTCGGGCTGAGCATCATTATCAAACTGAAAAAATGCTATGTCGCCTGCTTGTGCTTGTCCTATTGGTACTAATTTATCTTTAGCGGTTAACCATTTTAATCCGGCATCGCATGATGCAAAACCTTTGGAACCACTTGCCGCAATTTTTTTGCTTGCGCCTACTTTGTAATAAATCCAAGATACAAACATAGCGCACCAAGGCTGATGATTCAGACCATACCATTTACCGTATTTGGTGTCGTTGTTTAAGCCTTCTTCATATTGCAACTCTTGTTTAGCGTGCCAAACAATAAGTTCTCTTAGGCCCTCTCCACCAATAGGCGGTATATCTCGTCTATCCTCTGTTCTAATTTGTTCACCTTCTCGTCTATGTCTTTCACTTTATCTTTGATGCTTGAGCCACCATTCGGCTTTAGTTCTGCCAAATAGTATTTAACTAAGTGTCGCACGCTAATAGCAAACGCACCAACTAGGGTGGTAATTCCTACCGTTACCCCTACCCATTCTTCAATACTCATAGCGCCAAATGATAACAGTTACAAGATTATTGCTACGCCGTTTAGAATTAACTTAGAACCTGAGTCTAAGACTGTTGGAGAATTATGGTCCACAATGTCTGAGCCACCATTAGATGTGGGCGACCATAAATACATATCAGAAGAACCTTGCGCCAAAATGCCAAAGATTGTGTAAGTATTACCATTATCTGAGATATAACCGGGCGCAACAACATCGTGTTCAAAAGTTGGGAAGCCTGCAGGAAGCGTAAAATAAATTTGACCAGTTCCCCAATTTGTTACGGTTGTGCCTAAGATTTCGGCATAAGCGGTGAGCATTTTGCCCACGCGCTCGCCTTCAACAGTTACAGGATTGCCTGTGTAAACAATGTTGCTGTTGGTAGTTTTTAGAACAGGATTTACAGAAATTATGGTTGGAGATAAATTATTGTCAGCAATTTCTACCCATTGCGTACCGTTCCAATACTTGAGTAAATCAGCGTCAGTGTCATAGAACATATCACCCACACGCGGATTAGTTGGGGTATTGGTTGCAAAATCAACATTTGGTGCGGTTAAGCGTTGGGCTGTTTCTAACTTCTGCAAGCGTTGGTCAATATCTTTGAAGAATCTGTGAAGGTCAAAAGGTTGATTGATGTATGCCATGACCGCCTCTATTCGCTCGCTGTCAGGGTAAGCGTAACGCGTTCAGGGCCATCTTCGCCAGGTTGCACATTCAGCGCAACAATTCGGTAAATGGCATCAAGAGTTCCAGGGAATCTTTCATCAGTGATAATTAAACGCGCATCATCGCCAATGTTGTAATCATTTAAGGTTGGTGGAATGTAGGCAGGCACAACAATTTTTACGGTGGTCGGTGGATAAGAAACCGCAAGCACCTGACCTAGTGATAATTCATCAAGAACCGTTGAATCTGTTACATCTGAATAGTTAGCCACATCTTCAAGCACTGGCCAGCCATCGGTCAATTTGGTTGTGTCCTCAGCGATTGAGATTAACTTGCCCTCGTTAGTACCCGCACCCAATGCAAAGATTGTATTTGCGGCAATAGAAGCATCTTCAGGATATTCATACTCAACTATGTTGCCTGCAGGAAATATAAATACCAATGCTTCCGGGTCGTTGATGTCATAGATTACGCCTGAGCGGGGATAAGCAAGCACCAAAGTTTTCTTTGGTTCATCTGTCACATTGTCATAAGCAACATCAATAAGAAAATCAAAACCATCTTCTTGACGCGATAGGTCTTGAATAGCCTGATAAACATTTTTCAATTCATAATCGTAATAAACGCGGTCAATCAAAACGCCTGATGTTTCTGACCCGGTGATTACGCCTATGTCACCGTTTGGCACTAATTGCGCATCATCAATCAAAGTGCGTGCAATAACTAATTGGTCTGTATTAACAAAATTTTCTGTTGTGGATATGCGGCGGCGCTCAAAATAAGATTCAAACTCACGGGCTGTAATGTTCAGAATCTGCTCAGCGCTGTTGTAAGTGCGATTCCAAATAACACCGCCCCAAATCAATGCACCATTACGGTCCACATAGATTGCAGAACGACCAGGAATGGTTGCGGCATTTACATTGAATTGTGCTGATTGAAGGGCAGATAAAAGCACATGCCCATTGAGCGTTCCTGATTGGTTTAACTGTTGAGTAAAACTTACGCCCGTCAAAGGTAATTCGGCGAGGATTTCATTGGTTAAGAGGTCGGCAAATAGATACCGATAGGTGGTAGTCATTACCGACCCCTTCCATAATTAGTTGCCAGCGAGCGCGGCGGCTTCTTCTTCTGTAAGTCCAAGCGCGGCTAGTTTAGCAAGAGCGGCGGCTTTGGCTTCCGCTTTGGCTTGTGCTTCTGCTTCTAACGCGGCTTGACGCTCTGCTAATGCGGCTTGGTCTGCTTCTGCTTGTGCGATTTCTTCTGCGGTCAGAGGAACAATCTCTTGTTCACCTGTTTCGCAGTTGATAATTACTTTACTAGGTGTGTCTGTCATTGTTTCTCCTTATGAGTTCTTTATACCGTATAAATAAAATGTTGAACCAGCAACAAAGTTGAATTGCCCAGTCAAGGTGATAGATGTTAAAGCATTTGTGTCAATAAATATGCCCGCTGTTCCTAACACTTTTTGAGTTGTGTTGTTATCATTAACAGCGTCAAACCACATTATTGTTTTATTTGTAGTTAATGTATAATTTGGAATGTATATTTCGTGAATACTAAAATCATTAGCAACTGTAGAAATGCCTGCGTAATTTGCATCAGTCCTAAAAAATGATTGATTGTTAAAAGACCCTGCAAATGCAGTTGCGTTATTGCCTTCAAAATAATTCGCTGAATAAGTTGATGTAGCACCATTAAAAGTCGGTTGCAGAGATGAAAAAGCAGTGCCGCCGGTGCTTGACCTTAACGACATACGCAATTCTAAATCTGTGTAAGTTTGCGGTATAGCGGAAAAAGTCACTGAAGCAACAGTTGAACCTAAGGTTTGCGTTGATATGTTCACATAAGTTGTTGGCATTTGTATCTCCTACGCCCTTAAAATTCCATACAAAGTGGCTCGCCCTACATTCCAATTAATTCCCGAAGTCGCAGCAATTTGTATGCTTGTAATAGCGGCTGTAGTTTGTGCCATAGCAGTTTTAATTGATGACCAACCTGGATTGTTGTAATCCATAGCCATAGTAAAAATCGCACTTTTGTTTCTTGAACTTGTATAAGATAACAAATCCATTGTAAACATCATGGGCCTTGTACTTCTTAGTTCACCCGTAGCGTAATTCAAATACCATTGATTTGTAGGCGCAAGACGGTACGCATCAACCGTAGTGCCATTACCAGATAATTCCGTAAATGAATAAATGTTTGTTGCTAAACTGTTCAGCGTCACGCCAATTCCGGAAACTGACGCTCCGTTACCGCATACAACAATTCTTAAATCTGTATAAGATGATGGTATAGAAGTAAATGAAATAGTTGAAAAAGTATTATTAAATGTTGATGTTGCTATTGGTTCATAAGTTGTTGGCATGGATTATCCCTTAATTCCGTATAAAGCAATAGTTGAACCAGTTGCAAAGCCGGAACTGGCTTGTATATCAATTCGGCTAATTGCGCTTGTACTTGTATAAAGGCATGATTGTAATGAAACAAAACCATTAGAAGGTTGTTCAACGCCGCCAATAGATTTGGCCGATTTCAATTTTGAAGTTGATGCGTAATCAATCAAATCTATGATAAATACGCTTGGTGCTAAAGGACCCATGTTGTAATTATTACTTCCAAATAAATACCATGAAGTATTGGTTGTGCTGTTGCCAACCCATTCAGTAGTTCCGTAACCATCAATATACACATATTTGTAATTTGTACCGCTATCATTATTGAATCGCACTGTTGGGTTTGAATACTGGCCTGAAATCATCTGTGCAGATACACGGATTTGTAGGTGTTTATATGTTCCTGGAATGGAATTAAAAGTAACAGTTGATGTTGAATTGTCACCAGTAAACGATGCAATACTTTCGTATGATGTAGGAACAGCAGGCGTTACGCTGTTTGAAGCCGCAGAAGCCGCAGAAGTTCCGTTGGCGTTTGTGGCCGTGACTGTGAAAGTGTAAGCCGTTCCAGCGGTTAAGCCGCTAACGGTAATTGGGCTTGAGCCGCCTGTGCCTGTTATTGAACCTGGGCTAGAAGTTGCCGTGTATGTTGAAATTGCTTTGCCACCAGTTGCATTACCAGTAAAGGCCACAGAAACACTCGTACCAGTTCCCAAATCAGTGGCAGTTCCAATGGTAGGTGCTTGTGGAACAGTGGTTGCGGTTATTGAGTTAGAAACAGTTGCGGCAGAGGTTCCGTTTGCATTGGTTGCGGTGACGCTGAATGTGTAAGCAGTGTTAGAAGCCAAGCCTGTAACAGTAAGAGGTGAAGCACCTGATGATGAGAAACTGCCTGGTGAGGAAGTGGCGGCATAGGAAGTAATTGCAGAACCGCCTGTTGCTCCACCCGTGATTGTGACAGTAGCCGCGCCGTTATTGTATGCACGACCAGTTCCAACATCAGTCGCAGTAACTGTAGGTGCTTGTGGAACTGTGGTTGCGGTGATGCTGTTTGATGCCGCTGACGGTGCAGAAGTACCAACTGCATTTGAAGCAGTTACTGTGAATGTATAAGCAACACCTGATTGCAAACCTGTAACAGAAACGGGAGATGATGCGCCTGTTCCTGTAAATCCGCCTGGTGAAGATGTAACTGTGTAGCCTGTAATTGGAGTTCCGCCTGTATAAACAGGTGCGGTGAAGGTTACATCTGCGCGACCATTATTGTATGCGCGACCTGTACCAACATTGGTCGCTGTTCCAATAGTGGGTGCATCAGGAACATTTCTGTCACCTGAAGAACCGATAACTCCAATAATAGGCATTAGGCAATATCTCCTACCACTACCCAGTTGTTAGC